CGAAGTGTTGATAGTTTGTGTTGCAAAGTTTCCTGTAGTAACAACAACAGAGATATTATCAACAATATCTAAAGAAATATCTTTAATTCTTCTAAAGGCAGCTATTGTTGGACCTAGTTCGTTGCCTAGTATTTGAACATTGCCTTCGTAATAGGCACGGCCTGCTTCAACAATCTGTTGATTGCCTCCTAAGATTGCATCATTTATTAGTGCGTTAACAATAAAGCCTGTGTCTCTGCGGCAAACAGTTTCGTCAAAACTAAATCCAGGATACGTATCATACACATAGGCAATTATTTCATCTTTAATAAACTCTTTGTTTGCGGTTAACAATGATTTTGCAGAGCGATATCCACTAATTGGATTTTCAATAGACTCAATTGTAGCAACAGGTATATCAACGTTGATTGTTATTCCGGCCCCGTTAACTGACATTCCAACTTCTAGTTGTTGTGCTGTAATTTCTGGCTGTATTGTTACTAATAATGAAGTAGTGTTTACAACATAGGTTGAAGTTGCTACTACTAAAGGAATTTGTACTGTTTGATTTGGTAAAAACATTGTACCATCATACAGCCAAGGGCCGCTTTGATTTGTACAATTTTGAATATACGGACTATGGAATACATCGATAGGATTATCAAGCAACGGTGGAAATGCCACACAGTATGCACCGGTGGTATAAGTACCCGCACCGCCGGGTGCATATCTAGTTACTTCTCCTCTACGAAGATTTAACATGGTCATACCCGTAATGTATGCGCCGCTGTTTACCCAAAATAAATCTACAGTTTTATTAATAGGTTCAACAAATACCGCTCTTAAACTGTCCCCTACAACAGATGTGTATGGTAATAATTCAATTGGATTGTTTTCAGCGTAGTAGCCAGGGGCTACCCTAATAATAGTGCCTTGTTTAAAATAAGGACTGTTAGTTGCTCCGGAGATTGTTCGACATGCACGACTTGAATCCATTGCACGGCCGTCATTGTCATCACTGCCATTCTCGTTTACATACAAAATGTTATTTACAACTGGAAAAGTACCAATTGGATTTCCACCGTAAACACGAATCTCGCCATTCATGGTTACTGATTTGTTTAGTGTTCTTTCTAATAACGGGATGTCTGGAAAGAATTGTATATCAGTTGCAGTACCGGCAGTATCAATCTGGCGTGTAAAAATATTTTCTAAGTAAGAATTATTCCAATAGGAACTAGTATTACCTAAACTATACTCAGAAACAATATTAGTGTTTGTAACAAACACTGTTGCAGTTGTTGTTCCAACAAATTCAACGGTTCCTGAACTAATGTATGGTAATAGGTCAGATTGAATTTCTGCGCCAATAGTTAATGTATCTGAACTAGTTGTGTCACCTAGCTGTATACTACCTTGTGCAAAAAAGTTTCCTGTGGCAAATACATCTCCGTCTACTCTAAGATCAGAATTTATAAATGTATCATCAGCTCCGCCAGGGATGATTGAAATAGGTCCATATGTTGTGGACATTGTACTACTAGAAGTAGTACTGGTAATTGTTACTAGGCCAATAGTGGCAGTGTTAACAATTATCTTATGAGCGTTAATTGTGCCGTTAACGTCTAACTCGAATAGGGGTGTATCTTTCTTGATACCAATACGGCCATTAACTACATCAAGGTACAGTAGATCTGTTTCAAATGCTATGTCGACACCGTCTCTTCGCAGATTACTTGCGAGTAACGGGCCTGTAATGCGACCTACGGCCATTATTGCTCCCTATACACCGAGTTTCACGGATAACCACCTTGCATTGCGGGTTTACCACAGTATAACTCTGCCAGACACGCCGGCATCGATGTATTTATTTGGAAAGTAATATTTGTGCTTTATAGGCCCAAATCATGGAGGGAAGTAACCGTCATAGCCCAATACAGCCACGACAGGTTTTGCAGGCACATCGCCTGTAAATGCAATATAACTACCTGTATTAAAAGAAAAAGTTAAATTAACTGCTGGATTAATATTACCAATTAATGGACTGCTAATTTCAACCCAAGTAGTTCCTGTAATAGTTCCTACAACTGTTGTTCCACCTGTCAATGACGCAGACCCACTGATTACACAACCTGGTTGAACATTTATAACATTATCAAGATAAAGTATAGAACTAGTTGCAGTACTAGTTGCTGTAGTTTCTGCTGATACCGGACTAGGATCGTTAGTAATATCGTAATTAGTAAAAGGAATTTGAAATACGTTGTCAACATATACTTGTATGTTTGCCGCACTTTTATCGTAACTAGGCTGGTAGTCGGGATTTAAAGGACCAAAAATACTACTGAAATAATTTCCACTGCCTAAATTTTGTACAATGATTGTTCCCGGGCGCACAGTTCTATTACGCTCCCATATAGAGTTAACTAGTGTTTCAATTTCAGATAATTCTGTGTTTTGTCTAATCTGTCCAGGTACTGTATCAGTAGGGCGCTGGTTGATAATACCTCGAGGTAATCTTAAACTTTGTGTGGTATCAATAATTGCACGGCCATCTTGCTCAACAGCAAATGTATTGTCTTGGGGACTATGTGAATTTAATGATTGTCTTTTATAAAATTTCATCTTACTGACCTGTTGAAACGTAGCTTACAGTTGCAGTTACGATTAAGTTTTGGCTAGCTTGTGCTTGTATGCTATCACTGTCTTCCATGATAAATCTTTCTGTGTCAATACTAAAAGTTTCACCTGCTGGAATAGAAATTTCATTGATGATCTGATTTGCTGCACTAGCAGGTACAGTTGCAGGCACTAACCAAACAGACACCGTTGTGTCTGTAACTAGACTGGTATTACAAAATATAATACAAGTAACTGCATTTTCTCCTGTAGCTACAAAAACTGGTGTTTTTGCTGATGAGCTTATTTGTGCGTTTGCTATTGCCATTTCTAATCCTTAAAATATTATTGAAAGGACAAGTGCCTTTCTTGCTGAAATTAATTCTCCACGAGCAGTACTAGATGGTATTGTTCTGTTATCTAACGTGGTAAACATAATACCTGTACTGCCTGCACCCAGTGAAGATGTTGTATATACTTTGACACTGGTACCGTTTGGTTGAGGGGCTGTTGCACTGTAACCAATTGTCAGTCCATTATTTACAACAACAGTACCTGTACCCTGTGTTTGTAGAGTTAAGTTAGTATTATTAGTAGTTGGTCTAATTGTATTACCAATAAAAGAAATGCCAGTAAACTGTACAGTACCTTGTTGTACAATGATATTAGTAACACCATCAATATAGGTAGTTATTCTACTTGGTACTCCAGAAAATGCACTGTCGGCTGGTACAATAGAAGTATCGGATGATGTACTTTCTTTTAAAACTTTTGCCCACTCTGCTGAGTCGGCTAACCCAATAAACGGTCTGTTGTCAACATAGGCTTTATTTGGAATGTCGTCATCATGTGTAACACGGCTAGCATAATTATTTTGCCCTGCAACGGACAACATACCTACTACACCGCGGCCAAGTAAATTTAATCTACCGTCATTCTCAGGACCTAGGCCGTCAAATCTAATTGCACTTACTTGTATTGCACTTAATTGGTTATCTGCTTTAATTACCCATTGACCAGAATAAGATGTTCCAGTTGTAGCAGTATATCTATAAGCAGACCAAGGTTGTGTGTCGTCGTAAATTAATTGTGCAGAAGAAGTTGAACTAGCATTGTTGCCGCGATCAATGATAATACCTGCCTGACCAAGTGTTACATATCCGCTGGTTTCACCAGAATTTAAAATTAATAAATTATCTGTAACATTGGTATTAGTAGAACTAATATAAGTCTGCGTTCCTTGTACAGTTAGATTACCGGTAATAATCACACTGCCAGTATTGACGCCTGTGTCAAATGTCATAGTTCCGCCAACAGCGGTTGCTATTTTTAAATTACCAGAGTATCTAATTACGTCAGTTGCCATGCAGATTTCCTTTATACATATTTAGCAGATCATAAGAAAAGGGCCTAAGCCCTTTTCCTATTATACAATTAATTTTAAATTGTGTTGCTGATAGTAACGGTTGTACCTGTAGCAGCACCAAGAGTCCATTTAGCAAGTTGACCGTCTGAGTATACAGCAGTACTGGTACTAGTTCTTGTAAACACACGACCGGTGTGTTGATTAATCTTTTCAAAGTAGTATGTTGAACCGCCGTGATCAGTACCAACAACACTCATTTGTCCTGCAGATAAAGTACCAGCACCGTTAGTACCTGTGGTTAATTTAACTACTCCAACGCCTTCACTGTTACGTACTTTGTAACGACGTGAACCAACTTGCTTCATAATATCGCCGCCAGTTACAGCATTTGAACCTGTGGTTAGATATGATGTAAACAAGATAGCATCTTGTTTTGCTGATGTTGCTGTAATTGTTTTAGCAAAGCCAGTACCGGCATCAACAAGCGTCATAGTACCACTTACTGTAGCAGCGTGTGGATTATTAACTGTGATTATCCCAGTTCCTACCGATGTAACAAAAGTTGCACTGGCACTAATACCTGTACCAGTAATTTTCATACCTGTAGAAATACCAGTTGTGGTTAAGTATACAAATAATTGAGTACTTGTTCCAGCACCTGTTACTGAAACTGCTGTTGCTGTTGTTAATGTAAATGTAGGTGCTGCTGTGTAACCTGTACCTGGTTCAGTAATAGTTACACTCATAATTTTACCACGGTCAGCACCAGTACCTACAATTTCTAATGTGCCTAGAGCTTGTACACCGCCAGCAATATCAGGTGCAGAGAATGCCCCTACTGTACCTACAGAGTAGTTACTACCACTGTTGCTGATTGCCACTGCGGCAACACCTTCGCCACCTAGACCTGTAAAGCCTCCTGTGTACGGTGAATTTGTATTACCAAAATTTTTCTTTTGAATTGGACGTCCCATTTGTTTCTCCTTTATGTTTGGCGTTCTAGGCCTACGCGGTGGGGACCGCATAAACTCTCAATTAAGAGCGAACAGTGTATTTATAGTATGGTCAATAAAAAACGCCCCGAAGGGCGTTTTTATATTGTAATCCTTTTTGGATTAACGGAAGCTAACGTTAGCAGAAGTGATAGCCACTTTGCCTAGGTAGTCAGCAGCGTTACCTAGAGAACTAGCAGTGTTTGTCAACTCAACATAGCCGTAGCGTGTTAAGAAGCCAACTACTGGTTCAAAGGTTGCTGGATCTAGAACAACACCAGAACTCATTAGAGGAATGTAAGGGCAATAGAATGCCGCTGCATCTGCTTCAGATGGTCCTTTGTAACCAATTAGACATTGGTTGTTGTCGTCTGTATCAGCAAGATATGCGTCAACATAGATACGCATTGCGTTATTCAATGTACCGACAAACTTGGTGTTTGTAGGAGCTTCGAATGTACCTTCTGTGGTACGAGCAAATGCACTTGTTGTAGCACTTTGTAGAATTGTAAGAGCTTGGTTAGAAACAACAGCCCAGTTAGCAGCACCACGACGTGTACGTTGTGCAATCAAGTTAGCAACACGGTTGATTTGAACAGCTAGAGCAGCGTGTTCATCACCAACGAATGTAGCTGTACCAGATACGCTAGCTTGGTCATAAGTTTGTTCAACTGTACCTAGACTACGTAAAGAAGCTAGAACTTCTTGGTCGATTTCAGCTGTAATTTCTTGAGCAAGAGCAGCCATGATTTCTGCTTCGATGTCAATACCTTGCATTGCTTGAGCATCTTGAGCAGCTTCGAATGTCCAGCGAGCTGATAGCTTGCGTGACTTGGCTTCGACTGGTGCTTTCAAGATTTGAATGCTCATACGCTTACCTGGTTGGCCTTCTAGTACGGCTGTTGTTTGAGCCTTACCAGTAGAACCTGCACCAGAGTAACCAGCAGCAATTTTGAATGGGCTTAGTGCTTCTTCACCAGCTGTTACGCTGTCGCCGCTTGATGTATCAGCATAACGAACACGTAGTGTGTGGATCTGGGCAACTGGGCCTGTCATTGGCTGAACACCAACGATTTCATTAGCAATAACTGTCGGCATAACACGACGAATTACTGGAAGAATAACACGGTTAAGTGTTGCGATATTACCAGAGCTTGTAGCTCCAGAAGTTGCACTTTCAGCCAAGTACTTGCGTGTATTCTCTAAGCATACGCTCATAGAAGACTTGCGGTTACCTGATAGGCCTTCAAGCAGAGCTTCTTTGGTCTCTGACCATCTTTCATTTAATAGTTGTGACATTTTATGTCTTCTCCTTGAATATTAAATTATTTTAGACCCGCTAATTTGCGGATATCTAAAATGTTATCTAAGCCTACCTGTGGCTGTTTATTTTCACGATCTCCAGTTATTTCAGCGCCTTCATTAATCATCTCTTTGGCTGGAGCCTTAGTGACTTTCTTGATGTTGCCTTCCATAACTGCTGGTAGGTATTTGTCAAACGATTCATTAAGTTTTGCGGTCTGTACAGACTCTAGCAATTCTTTCATGATTCCCTTTTGTTCAGCACCTAACGGTGCTAATAGTTCTGCCATTACTTCTTTGCGGTTAGCAACATCTTGAGCAACACGAATTTCGCGTTCCTTAGATTCTACTAATTTTGCCTTTTCAGTAACAACAGATTTTGCTTCAGCTAGCTCGACATCTTTCTTCTCAATAATCTTTAACAGTTTTGCTGTTTCAGATTTTTCGTTTAAGTAGCTTGTGCTAAACTCTTGTGCAAATGCTTCGTATAAACGACGACCGAATGCGTTTTGACGTGCAGAATCGATATCTTCTTTGAGTTGTCTCATTTCTGATTTCAATTTTGTTTCTACAGTCTCTTTTACAATAGCGGCGCTGCGTTGTACAAATTGTTTCTTTAAACTATCGAATTGTGATTTTGCTTCACGTACTAGTTTGACTTTCGTCTCTGCTAGATCACGCTTGTCAATTGCAAATTCGTTAATTTCTCTTGCTAGTGCAGTTACAATGAACTGCTCTAATTTTTCAAAATTCTCGCTGACTTTTCTGCGATCACTTTGGAATTCTACAAGTTCTTTACCTAGCTGGTTCATGATAAAAGATTCTAATACTTTAGCATCTTGTGTCATCTTGCGTTGATAAGCTACTTTAGATTCAATCAAAGCATTTTTATCTTCTGCAAGTTCAGCCATTTCTGCGGTCAATCTCTCGCTGATCATTTTGTCAAGTGCTTCAACCATAACAGTCTTATCGTGACTGTAACGTTGAGCAAACTCTTCACGTAGTTCAGCAGTGACTAGATCGCGATTTTCTTGAATTCTCTGATTGAAAGCGGTTTCAATCTCAGACTGTAGGTCCTCAGAAATCATACCATTTTCGACCAGCTTCTTGAATGCGTCTAACATTGCTTGTCTCCTTAGGCTTTTAGGCCATTTATTATGTTCAGCATCGCCTCACGGAGATGCTTCTGGGCTTTAGGATCTTCTTTAACCTCGTGCGCCACCTTTAACGCCTTATATCCACCACGACTATTCATCAGGTGTTCATAGACTGGTGTTGGGTAAGCACCAGGAGCACTAGGCTGAGCAACTATATCGACAGTGATAATCTCAAAGTCAGCTACATGGCCGTTCATGTCGTTAACGTTACCGCTACCACGTGAACTTACGCCAAGTTTTACACCGCTTTCAAGCATTGTTCTGATTAAGTTACCCATCGGAGTAGGAAGGATTTTCATCTTTCCATAACCATTCGGACCTTCCATCCACATTTGAGTAATCATATGGGACACACGGTCTAAATTAACTTTTAGATCATCAGGATGATCTACTTCTCCAAGAACGCTATACCCTTCTTTAAGTTGATCATTTAGAGTTTTAACAGCTCGCTCTATTTCATCTACGGGATAAATCCGTTGATTAGCATTGCGAATCCCACCTTGGATGGCAATCCCTTTTAGATAAAGGTTCTTACCATCCTTGTCGTCAGATTCTAATACAACTCCTGCTTGATCAAAACTTAAATGTTCTCTAAGATATAGCATCTCAAATTCTCAATTATTGGGCTTTGTCTAGGATAGACTTTGTACCTGTTACGGATGTCTGTCCTGCTTTGTCCCCTGA